ACACCGATGGTATGAACTTCTCATTACCTGAGGGTGGTGTTGATGATAGAGTTTATATCGGTAAAGGTAATAATTGGTTAGTTAAAGAAGGTAAGGAGTATCGCGGATATGATGCCGATGTTGCTGAGTTTAATGACATTTTTATGAAAGGTGAAATGGGACTTGATTGTGACGGAACTTGGGATTCATGTATTAACTTGGCTCGTAAGAACTATGCCACTATGGAACATAATGGTAAGATCAAATTAACAGGTAATAGTATCAAATCTAAAAAGATGCCAAAGTACATTGAGAAGTTCTTAGATAAAGGAGTAAAACAATTACTTAAAGGTGAGGGTAAAGAATTTATTGAGTGGTATTACGAATACATACAAAAAATATTTGACCAAAGAATCCCATTAGCTGAAATTGCATCTAAGGCGAAAGTTAAATTAACGATTGAGGATTACATCAAACGTAGTAAACAAACAACCAAAGCTGGTAATCTTAATTCACGAATGGCACATATGGAACTTCTTATTAGAGATGGAGTTCAAGCAAATCTTGGGGATATGATTCTTTATGTTAATAACGGTACAAAAGCGTCTCATGGTGATGTTCAAAAAGTGAATGAGAAAATGACAAAGAAAGAAAAAGACGCTTACTTTGAGAAACACGGTAAGATGCCGGTACTTGGTTCACACATTGAATTAAACTGTTATCGTATTGACCCTTCAGATTTAGAAAACAATCCTGAAATGTTGGGAGAATATAATATCCAAAGAGCGATTGCAACATTTAATAAACGAGTAGAACCTTTATTAATTGTATTTGATGATGAGGTTAGAGATACTTTGTTAATTAAAAATCCTGAAGATAGAAGTTTTTATACAACAGAACAGTGTAGATTAATTAATGGTAAACCATTTAGTCCTGAGGATCAGGATGATATTTATGAAAACTTAATTAAAATGGAACAAGGAGAAGTTGAGTTTTGGGAATCCGTTGGAATTGACCCTAATTATATGTACGAGTTGGCCGAAGAAGGTTGGGAACAACACGTTTAATTTCCTAAATGATGAGGTTTAAGACATCTTCAACCCGTCTGAAGATAGTATATACCAGTTTCCTTCAACAAACTGAAACTGTACACAAGCCCCCCAATCTAATTGGAGTTCGTCCCATTCCTCATCAATTTTTCCAATGTCAGGTAATACCCTAACATTTGTTAATACTTTTACTATTATTTTTTGATTTTTTGTGGAATCTAAAGTTATAACTGTTTCATCCACATCTTTAGCGATAATTAATTTTTCGCCATTAGAATTGTAATTAGGTACAGATACGATCATATAATCAACCGGTAAAGTTGGTTGTGATTGTACTGTCTTAGTTATAACTTTTCTTTGTGGTATTTTAATAATTTCCGGCATATTAGATTACATATATTTGTCTTGGCATTGCTCTAAACTTAAGAGATTTATTTAAGTTTTCAGCAATTAACGCTTCTCGTTCCATTACTTTCTCAGGTTTTAATCTTGTCAATCTACCTTCAGGTCCGATAAGTTCATCTATAAGTTTTGTTTTTTCATCTTTCGCTTCAGTAGCTAATGATGTGTAATCCATAGTTAATTCAGAATCAGGGGTTTTGATGTTACCACTAAACTTACCTCTAACTCTTGCTAACGTTTCTTTACAATAAGCGGTAAACCATCTACGAACCCAAACTTGTGCCGGATTATTTAGATCTGACCAAGACATTTGTTGGAATGGTACATCCGATGGCATTTGAATTATATCAGGGTTATTTTTTAAACAATCGTCCTTATCTTCTTCACAAGCATCATAATACCAATACCATACTCTACCTTTATTTAATGAACCATTACCAAAATCAAATTTTCCACCAGGAACATTCATTAAGTGAATGGCCTTTTTACCATCAGGTAATGCGGTAATTCTATATGTTAAATCACCTTGTATAATTCTTCTTTGGATATTAATTTCTTGCATTCTTAACAACATATCAAATGCTGGCATCATAAAGTAACTACCTGCCAAGTTTCCCATTTGGGCAAACCCCGCAGGTCCTGCTAAACCACCACCAGCAATACCACCAAAAGTCCACGGATCAATTAATGTATTGTTTAACTCTGCCGGTGAAAACCATAATAATTCATTTATTTCTCTACACGCAGGGATTTCATAAATTTGTTGGTTCTCAACTAATTGTATATAATCTTTTTTCAGAACATAATCACCACCGGCTTGTAACCCAACAATCTTGGAATAAGCGTAAGTGTATCTTGTTTCGTAATCCAAACTTTTCGTGATGAATGCTTTTGCAACTGATTGAGTTTCTATATTCAAACCCCAAAGATTAGACCACTGAGATTCAATCAACCAATCTTGTATGTATTGTGAGTAATCATCAATAGAGAATTCCAATAGAGTATCCATTTGTTCATCCTCTAATTCAACACTACGAAGTGGTGCACCTAATAGGTGACGAATTCTCGTGTATAATTTACTTCTTTCTGGTTCTGAAATTATTGACATAGTTTTTATTTTATAAATATCTTACTTTTTAGTTCTCAACAGATACAACTCATTAACAAACTCCCAATTTACGTGATCCCAAAACTTTTTAATATACTCGTCTCGTTTATTTCTATAACGTAAATAATATGCGTGTTCCCAAACATCAAGACCTAATAAAGGGTAACCCCCATCTTTAACAACACTCATCATAGGGTTATCTTGGTTTGGTGTTGATACGACTTTTAATCTTCCTGTCTTAGTAAGAACCAACCATACCCATCCTGAACCAAATCTATCCATGGCAGATTGATTAAATTCATCCTTCATTTTTTTTATGTTACCATATTGTTTGGTAATTTTTTCGTATACCTCACCACTTGGTTTTTGTCTTTTAGGTGATAACATTTTCCAAAACAATGCGTGATTAAAAGCACCACCAGCATTATTTCTAATTGTTGTATTGTATTTACCGATTGTTTTTACAATATCTTCTAACTCAACATCACCATAATCTTTTTTGGATAACGCATCGTTTAATTTTTTAACATAACCTTTATAATGTTTGTTATAATGAACATCCATAGTTTCAGGATCAACAAACTTATTTAATGCCGAATATGAATATGGTAATTTCTCAATACCAATTTTTTTCATTTCCATTATAAAGTTTTCACGGATATTTTGTTTTTCAACTAATATAAGTTGTTCATTGATTAAATTGATTTTTTTACCAATACCAACTAACCCTTCATACATTAACTTTTCATATTGGGGGAAATCACGTTCAAATTTTTTAATAACTGAACCAGCTTCTGAGTTTGCTTCATCTTCATTTGGACCTCCAATATCAGGACCCCTCTCAACACCTTTAGTTGATCGTTGCCATTCGTGTACCCATTCGTGAGCCAATGTTCTACAAACATCACGATTTATTCGTCCTCTAGTTAACACTTTAAGTTCAGAATTATCGTTTCTACTTCCAGTTGACATACCTTCAGTTTTTTCACCCAAAAATAAAACAGTAACATCATTATTAACAGGATATTTTTTTTGTAAGTATTTTAGGAAATCTCCGACTAATTCTTTGTCCTCTTTGGACATATCGCATTTTATATGTTTAATAGTTACTTTCATTAATCATAAATATCATATAAAACAAAAAACCCACCGAGTGGTGGGTTTATAATATTATTTTTCTCCTTCAGGATTTTCAACTTCTTCTTCAGATGGTGGTTCCTCTTCAGGTGTTACCGGTTCAACAAGTAAACCTAAATTCATTGCTTTAGTTTCTAAACACGTAAATAACGATTCAAAACTTTGACCTGATGGTCTTCCCATGCTAACCATAGCAGTATTGATATCATTTTTACATTTTACAAATTCTTCTTTATTGTTAATTGATCTACAACTTTGGGGTATTTGATCCATTGTTAATCCGTTAGCATCAAAACACTCCATAAAATCTTCTATTGTAGATTCAAATAATAAACCTTTTTGTTTCAAATATCTTTCTTCGGCAAGTAAATTAACTTGTTGTGTTTTTCTAATTTTAGTTTGACTTCTACTGTTACTCATAATTTATATGTTTCCAAATAAATATCATAAAAAAACAAATATTATCGTCTCTTATTTATTAAACTTAATATTTCTTCAACAACATCTCCACTATTCTCAGGTTGTTCATCCCCCATTACGGTTCGGATGATTTCTTTCTTACGATTTAAGATGTCATAAATAGCACCTTCAATAGTGTTTTCGTACAATGGATAGTAAACAAGTACGTTTGATTTTTGACCATAACGATACGCTCTATCTTCAGCTTGAGCGTGTTCGGCGGGAACAAATGATAAGTCATTCATAATAACAACCTCAGCGGCGGTTAAAGTTAAACCAACACCAGCAGCCTTTAAGTTCCCAACAAATACCTTAATCTTTTCATTATCCTGAAACTCATCAACTGCGTGTTGACGATGAGGTTTAGAACAACTACCATCCAAATAAACCGCTTGTTTTCCAAAATGATTATAGATAGTTTGTAATGTGTCGGTAAAGTTTGTGAAGATAATAACTTTTTTACCTTGTTCTATAATGTTCTCAGCAAACTCAATAGTTTGTTTTGTTTTCTCGTTAGCAATAACCTTCCTAACTTTCATTAGTTTTGAGAATTGAACCGTAAGAGAAGATGACTCATCTTTCTTATTGTCAAACCAATCATAATATTCCCCCATTAATTCCTCATACTCTTTTGATTTCAAACGAAGATATACAGGTGAAATAATTTTATCAGGGAGATCTAATACATCCTCTTTTAATCTACGAAGAATTTGTTTTGAAGTTCTATCCCTTAATTCTTCCAAATTAGAAGCCCCCGTAACATTCCACACTTTTCTATTTCCCGCAGTAAATTGATATCCCTGACAATAACGAATAGCATAAGCCATCCAATTTTGAGCAACGGGGGACTCAATAATGTTTAATAGGTTATAATAGTTCATTGGACGAGATGTCATTGGTGTTCCCGTCAACAACCAAACCCTTTTTATGTTTTTAACAAAATGGTTAATAATTTTTGTTCTTTGTGCTTGGGGGTTAGATATCATATGGGCTTCATCCAAGATAACCAACTCAAAATCAGATTGATTTAGTAAGGACTTACTTTTGTCCTTCATATCGTGAAAGTTTTTTAGAATATCATAATTAACGATAACAAAATCAGATTCAGTTGAAAATTTCTTACCTTCTGCAATATATACGGTTCTATCTGAATAATTTTCAATCTCACGTTGCCAGTTAATCTTTAAAGATGCGGGACAAATAATTAATATTTTCTTCGCCCCCGTCTCCAAAGCGGCAATAATCGTAGCCGTTGTTTTACCAAGACCCATATCATCGGCAAGAATAAATCTTCTTGATCCTGCCAATTTTTCTATTGCTTCTTTTTGGTGTTGTAGTGGTGGTCTATGATCGTATTTAGAATAATCAACTTCAATCTTCTCAACATTATGTGATTTAATAAGAGCCGACTTAGGTACCCAAAACTCACTTAACCTATCTTTCTCAAAGAATTTGGCCCAAACGTGGTAAGATTTTTCTTTCTCAACTAATAACTTCTCAATATATATGTTTTCAGGTGTTTCTAAAAGATATTTTTCTTCAGCAAACTTTTTAGCGAAGTAAGTATCCAATTCCACCCACTTACGAGCAATCTTTGGTGTGGTGTTAAAATAATTTATAATGTAATCCGCTTGAGTTCTTGTCGGATAAAATCTTTTGTTGGTTTCTTTTTTGGTTTTAAGATATATTATATAGTTATTGGCACCCGAATAGGTGTCTAACAATTCCAACGCTTTGTGTTCTATTAATGATTGATTAATATCCAAATTTTCCTTTTTAATAAAAATAACAATAAAAAAGATATTTATCAATAAATACCGAAAATATGGCAAATAAAGTTCCTATTACAAGGATAGGTAAATTTTTTGGATCAAACGATTTTGACCTTGATATCTCAATGGGTGAAGAATGGTTAGTGGGAGATATGAACTTCACTTGCGTTTTATATCGCATTGATAGATACAAAACAAAAACCGATGATGTATATGGTGAAACCGTATCAGACGGTATTAAATTTTTACCTCCAATTGAATTCAATGGTTTCGTTCAAGTAATGGCACCTGAAAATAAAATGTTAGGATCAACAAGAGTTGATCAAATGGAACCTGGTAATATTAAAATTTCAGTTTATCAAAAAACTTTAGATGATTTAGGAATTGATATTAATTTTGGTGATTATATTGGGTATTATGAAACGGAAACATTAGTTAGATATTACACCGTCAATAATGATGGTCGTGTGGTGTCGGATAATAAACATACTTATGCAGGGTATAAACCTTTCTATCGTACGATAATGGCTTCACCTGTAGGACCAAATGAATTTAGAGGATTATGAAACTATTATTAAACGAATCTCAGAGTAAAGATTTAATTTATTCAATTAAGGGAGACCCGGATTTATTGATTAATAAACAAGTTAAAGTTTATTATGATATTACGAGACATATGTTCTCAGTTACATTTGGTGGTATTGTCGTATTAAAAGCGGATTACGTTAGATTGGAAAATGTAAGATTTTTAGTGGGGGAAAAAGGTAAAGAAAAAGTTAGATCAGTTAAACAAAAAAATGTTCATGCTTATGTAACAGGAACATTGGTTGATTACTGTGAGTTTCCTTGTGATAATATTCCATCACCCGATTCAAATGTTGTTATTAAATATAATCCTTATTTTGATGATACTTTTGTAATTAAGAAAACAAGAGAACCAATCTTTGGTGCAAATGAAGTTGAAATGATAAATTTAGAAGATAAAATATTTTTAGTGAATTAATATGGGGTTCCCAAAACAAATAAAAAAAAGTATTCCTCTGATTGAGAAAAAAATCTTAACTCCGAGAAGACATGAGATTGCGGACATGATTTCAGAAGATGGAACTTATCTTCCGAAATCTTTATTACACGCCGATTTAGATCGTGGATTTTTAGATTTTGTTAAAGATGAATTAAGATGTGTTGTTGAAGGATCATTAATTCCAACTGTTGACATTATGATCACAACACAGAACTGGTCTCAGTTTGTGGAAACATGGGATTTCCAAAATATTGACAAAAATGCTGAACCCCCATTTATCACAACGATCAGAACCCCCGAAGTTAAATATGGATCAAATCCCGCATTAAGATGGAATATACCAAATAGAAGACAATACTATTACGCGAAAGTACCAACATGGGACGGACAAAGACATGGTATGGATATATACAAAATACCCCAACCAGTACCTGTTGATATAACATATACTGTGGCAATCTTATGTAATAGAATGAGAGAACTAAATAAGTTCAATCAAATTGTTCTTGAAAAGTTCGCATCAAGACAAGCATACCAAGTCATAAAAGGACATTATATTCCTATTGTAATGAATGACATTACAGATGAATCAGTATTAGACCTTGAGAAAAGAAAATTTTATATTCAAAAATATACCTTTACATTATTAGGTTTCCTTATTGATGAGGACGAGTTTGAGATTACTCCAGCAATCACACGAGTTTTTCAAATTTTTGAAACAGAAACAAAAACAAGAAAGAAAAGACAAAGAAAAGAAGAACCAAACCCACCTTCAGTAAAAAGATATGATTTTGCAACGGGTGTCACTGCCAATGAAGTTATAGAGGTTTTTGATTATAATGTTAATTTAAGATTTGTTGATAGTGATAATGTATCAAGTGGGACCCCCCCATCAGGATATGAGGTTTATATTAATGGTCTTTACTATGGGAACGATGTTAGGGAAATACAAATTAATAGTGGGGATGAATTAAAAATTATCATCTACAAACAATTTCCAAACGACACATCATTCTTAATATTTAATCAGGAGTTACTTTAATTAATCCTCTCCGTAAATATCTTTTTTTTCCTTACATTTTTCCATTATCAGGTTTTCCAAAAACCGATACATTTTAATCCCACGCTTATCACAATACTTTTTTAGGGTTTCGTGAACCTCAACTGAAATCTTCAAATTTTTTATCTTCTTAGTATCTTTATCCATAGGTAGAAAAAAGGTAGAATTAAATCATACCAAAATATAAATAGTTTACAAGAAGTAAAGTTTTTGCGTAAAAAACTAATATTTATATAGAAATAAATTAAATAAACAAAAAAAAAGACAATGGCTAATAGTAAAGTATTTGTATCACCAGGCGTCTATACTTCTGAAGTGGATTTAAGTTTTGTGGCACAAAGTGTTGGTGTTACAACTTTAGGTATCGCAGGTGAGACCTTAAAGGGTCCCGCATTCGAACCAATCTTCATTAGAAATTTTGACGAGTTCCAAACCTATTTTGGGGGAACTGTACCTGAAAAATTTGTGAACACACAAATCCCTAAATATGAGGCTGCGTATATCGCAAAATCTTATTTACAACAATCTAATCAATTATTCGTAACGAGAATATTAGGACTTTCAGGTTATGACGCTGGTCCGTCTTGGTCAATCGTAACTACGGCAAACGTAGATTGTTCAACAATTGGTATTAATTGTTTTAGTGCAGTTACACCATCAGGATCATGTGATCCTGTATGTGTTACACCATTAGAATTACCATTTGTGGTTGATTTTACAGGATGTACTAATTCAACAACAAGTATAGATTATTTAAGTAATTTCCCACAAGAAATTCAAGATTTACTTAATGTGAGTTATGAAACACCTCAAGGTGGAACATCAACATTAGATAGTAACATTAGAGATTTAATCTTTGGTGTTATTACAAGTTCAAACCCTTTAACCGCTGAAGATACTAATATTAGTTATTTTGGTAGTGTTGATGGTAATGATTATAGTGCGTTAACCGTAAATGGAACATATACCGCAACAACAAATGTTTATGGTGTTCCTGCAGTACCATTTGATCAAAACACATTATGTGATGGGGCTAATACATCTTGGTATTATTCTTTATTTGATGAGGATGGTAATGGTAATTATTCTGGTTTCTCATTTTGGTCAATCGTTACAGGTGTGACAAACATTACACCAATAACAACAACCACTACGGCACCAACCACAACATCAACAACAACTAACCCTTGTGTTACTCCTGTTCCAACAACCACAACAACTACAACAATTCCTGTACCTGTTGAGTGTTATTCAGGGTCAGTAATGGGTGTAATCTACTATTATACAGGTACATCATATACCAATTATGATAATATGGTTGTATCAACATTCAGATCAAGAGGTATATCAACTTATGCTGATGGTAATAACCCAGTATATGAAGTACCTAATTTAAATGACGTTTCATTAAACATGACAGGTCAATACTCAGGTGTTTTACAAAACCCATATTTACCATTTGGTGTAAATGTAACAAATAAAGATGGGGTTAACTTTAATTTTGAAGCATCATTCTCAACATCGGACGCTCAATACCTTACTAAAGTATTTGGTACTACTAATTTTGGTAAACCAAGAAATGTAGTTCCTTTATTTGTTGAAGAAAGATTCCAAGCGTTATTAAATTATGGATGGAGAAAAGGTTTCATTAGAGGTTTAAGACCTACATTGGTTGATTTAGATTCTGCTCAAAGTAATGCTAGTGATTCAATCGCATGGTATTTAGACAGATATCAAACACCAAGTTCACCATGGGTTGTATCTGAACTTAGAGGTACAAAAGTTTATAACTTATTTAAGTTCTACACAATTGCCGATGGGGATGCTGCTAATTATGAAATTAAAATCTCTATTGGAAACATTTCATTCGCAAATGGCACTTTTGATGTATTCGTTCGTGATTATTATGATACAGATACTAATCCAGTTGTTGTGGAAAAATTCACAAACTGTAGTATGGATCCAAGTCAAAATAATTTCGTTGCTAAGAAAATCGGAACATTGGATGGAGAATTCCAACTTAATTCTACATATGTAATGGTGGAAATGAATGAAGATGCTCCTGTAGATGCATTACCTTGTGGATTTGAAGGATTTAACTTTAGAACATACGGAACGGCAACATCACCATTCCCTGTGTATAAAACAAAATATGATTTCCCTGGTGAAGTAATATTTAACCCACCGTTTAGTGCACCAATTCAAAGTCCCGGTGATAATGTTAGAAGAACATATTTAGGTATTTCTAACAACAATAGTTGGGATGGTAACTATTTTGAATATATTGGTAAACAAAACCCTATCTCAACTTGTGATTTAGAAGGTGGTGAATGGAACTACAGATCAAAAGGTTTCCACATGGATAAAGATGCATCAGGTATTACAATTTCAGATGCATTTACAACATCAGGAACACCAAGATTTGATGTGGGTGATGCTAATTTCTCATCTGAACCAAACAACCCAACAAACCCTTACTATAGAATTTACTCAAGAAAATTCACTTTATTAGTACAAGGTGGTTTTGATGGTTGGGATATCTATAGAGAATATAGAACTAACGGAGATAGATATGTATTAGGAAGATCAGGTTACTTAAATGGTGCTTGTCCTGATAACAGATATCCGAATGCTGTTGGTTGGGGAGCATTCAAACAAATCGCTGTTGGTGATGGAACTCAAGATTTCGCAAATACTGATTACTACGCATATTTGTTAGGTATTCAAACATTCGCAAATCCTGAAGCAGTTAACATCAACGTATTTGTATCCCCTGGTATTGACTACGTTAATAACAGTGACTTAGTAGAAGCAACAATTGATATGATTGAGAACGATAGAGCGGATTCACTTTATATTACAACTACCCCTGACTACAACCTATTCTTACCAACAACAACAGGTGGTGATGGAATGATTTATCCTCAAGAAGCGGTTGACAACTTGGAACAAACAGGAATTGACTCTAACTACACGGCAACTTACTACCCTTGGGTATTAACTCGTGATACGGTTAACAATACTCAAATCTATATTCCAGCAACGGCTGAGGTAACAAGAAACTTGGCATTAACCGACAACATCGCGTTCCCTTGGTTCGCAGCTGCGGGTTATACAAGAGGTATCGTGAACTCAATCAAAGCACGTAAGAAGTTGACTCAAGAAGATAGAGATACTCTTTACCAAGGAAGAATTAACCCGATCGCAACCTTCTCTGATGTGGGTACTGTGATTTGGGGTAACAAAACTCTTCAAGTTAGAGAATCAGCACTTGATAGAATTAACGTAAGAAGATTGTTATTACAAGCTCGTAAATTGATTTCAGCGGTTTCTGTGAGATTGTTGTTTGATCAAAATGATGAACAAGTAAGACAAGATTTCTTAAACTCAGTAAATCCAATATTAGACGCTATCAGAAGAGATAGAGGTTTGTATGATTTCCGAGTAACAGTTTCTTCAGATACTGCTGATTTAGATAGAAATCAAATGACAGGTAAGATTTACATTAAACCAACAAGATCCTTAGAATTTATAGATATTACCTTCTATATTACACCTACAGGAGCATCATTTGAGGATATTTAATCTTAAAAATGAAAAAAAATACGAAAAGGGAGACAAGTTCTCCCTTTTTTTATTACCTTTGTATTTATAAATGTAAGAAAATTATGGAACATAAACAACTTGTCAAAGAAATTATTAGTGAAATTGTCCAAGACAACTCAACTCCAGTGATGAAATATTATTCCTTTGATTGGGATGATAACCTAATGTATATGCCGACAAAAATTTATCTTTTAGATGATGAAGGTAATACGGTAGGTATGTCAACTGAGGATTTTTCCGAACACAGAACTGAAGTAGGTAAGACACCATTTAATTATAATGGTCATACAATTGTTGGGTTTCACCCAAATGCCTTTAAGGATTTCGGAGTATTAGGTGATAGAAAGTTTTTAACCGATAGTATGGTAGCCCCAACAGGACCGGCATGGGATGATTTTGTGGAGGCGATTAATAACGGATCAATCTTTTCAATCATTACAGCAAGAGGACATACTCCATCGGCTCTTAAACAAGCGGTTTACAAATTAATTAAATCCAATAAAAATGGAATTGATTCAAATAAATTGGTTAAAAATCTTATGAGATATAGAGATTTGGCTGACGAAGATAAACTTAATAAAGACCAACTTATACGAAGTTATTTAGATTTATGTCGTTTTCATCCGGTGTCTTTTGGTGTAAGTACTGAAACTAATCCTGAACAAGGTAAGATAAAGGCAATGGAAGATTTTATTAGATATGTAAAACAAATATCTCACCATTTACAAAAGAAGGCATTTATGAAAAACAAGATAAGTAATTATTTTACACCATATATTGGTTTTTCAGATGACGATGTAAGAAATGTAGATACTATGAAGAAACATTTCAAAGACAAAGATGAAGATATATTACATACTTACTTAACTGCTGGAGGAATAAAAAGAAAGTATTAATAATTAAAATCCAGTAATGTCTAGTTCTAGATGTAATTTATTGAAAAAAAAGTAAAAGTAAATAGAAATTTTTTGTTTAGGGTATATTTATAATAAAAATAAACTAAAACTAAAACAAAAAATTATGGCTGATTTACTGATGAAAATGCCAGTTCCGTATGAACCGAAACGCCAGAATAGATTCATACTTAGGTTTCCTAGTCCACTAGGGATTAATGAATGGTTCGTGGAAAGTGCTTCAAGACCATCAATAAAAATTGGTTCAACTGAAATACAATTCTTAAATACATCTACGTTCGTTGCTGGACGATTTAATTGGGATCCGATCACAGTTAAATTTAGAGACCCTATCGGTCCTTCAGCGGCTCAAGCATTGATGGAATGGGTTCGTTTATGTGCTGAATCTGTTACAGGTCGTATGGGTTATGCTGCAGGGTATAAAAAGAACATTGATTTAGAGATGTTGGATCCAACAGGTGTAGTTGTTGAAAAATGGATTTTAGAAGGAACATTTATGACAGATGTGAATTTTGGTTCATTATCATATTCACAAGATGCTCTTGCTGACATTACGGCAACTCTTCGTATGGATAGATGTATCTTGGTTTACTAAGAATTTAATGATAATATTATAATAAACCTATATGGAGAAATCCGTATAGGTTTTTTTATTTACTAAAAAGTAAATGATTTTATATTTAAGATAAAAATACGATTATGGAAAACGACTCAAAACAATACGGTCAAATGGATTTTAATCTACCACATGATGTGGTAACGTTACCATCTGGAGGTAAATTCTATGCCTCTAAAAAGAAAAGTGTTAAAATTGGTTATTTAACCGCCGCGGATGAGAACACACTTTTAAATATGAATCCAAATAAAACAATTAAGGAATCAATTGTTTTACCTTTGTTAAGAAATAAGTTATATGAAACGGATCTTAGACCTGAAGAACTTTTAGATGGTGATATTGAAGCTTTATTAATCTTTTTAAGAAATACATCGTTTGGACCTGAATATGTGGTAAGTGTAATTGACCCACAAACAAATAAAGAATTTAATGCAACTATTTTACTTGATGAATTAAATATTAATAAGGTATCGGTTGAGCCTGATTCAGATGGTTATTTAACAACCACTTTACCAAGAAGTGGTTCAAAAGTAAGATTAAAGTTTCTAATAATGAGAGATACAATTGAAATTGAAAAAATTATTAGTGAATATCCTGTTGGTAGACCGGCTCCAATTGCAACATTAAGATTATCTAAAATGATTGTTGATATTGATGGTAATTCAGATAGAGGAGATATTAATAAATTTATTGAGAATATGCCAATTATGGATTCAAAACATATTAAAAATTTCATGTCACAAAATGAACCAAGATTAGACCTTATAAAAGAAGTTATCGCCCCGTCAGGAGAAAGAGTAATGGTGAACATTGCTTTTGGGGTGGAATTTTTTCGGCCTTTCTTCTGATTACTCCAAATTTTTATTAGACGAATTTTATTTATTAGCAAAAATATTAAGGACATCTTATTCCGATTATTTAAAAATGCCTACATATGTGAGAAGATATCTTGTAGATAAGATTATTGAAGAACACAAAAAAGATTAATAAAAGGTATTTATTATAAAATATTCATATTCTATGCTTGAAACTAATCCATCTGGAAAAGGACCCGTTAATAATATAGTTGGTACGACTAATGCTGATCAAAGTACGTCAACTAAATTAAGTGATGAGTTATTAAATTTAGATACTACAATAACAAATTTAGGTACTTTATTTACCGATCCTTTTAAAGGAATTGGTGCGATATTAACGCAAGTAAATGAACAACTTGGACCTAAAGGTATTTTAACTGCGTTAGGAAATTTAGATGCTGAGGCAACTAAATTGGTAAAAGCGTTTGGTATTAGTAAAGAAAGGGCGGGAGAATTAACCCAAACGGTTGCTGATGCAATACCTAAGTTTGTTGAAATGGGTCTCGATGTTGGAGATGTTGGTGAAACAATGAAGACATTAGGTCAAAGTATGAATACTAACCTGATGCTTAGTAGTGATGTTCTTGCTGATTTTGCGGCAACTGCTGAAGTAACAGGTGTAAAACAATCCGATTTAGCTGTTAAATTTAGAGATGTTGGTTTTAGTATTGCTAGTGTGGGTGATCAAATGATGGATGTTGTTAAAATTGCCCAACAAGCCGGTACGACAGTTGCTGCGGTTTCTGAAGGAGTTGTTGGTAATTTAGATAAAATGAATCTTTATAATTTTGAAGGAGGGGTAAAAGGATTAGCAAAAATGGCGGCTCAAGCTTCAAGGTTAGGTATTAATATGCAAAGTATTTTTACGGTTGTGGATAAAGTATTTAATCCTGAAGGTGCGATTGAATTTGCAGCATCATTACAAAGATTAGGGGTAACTTCAAGTCAATTATTGGACCCATTAAGATTAATGGATTTGGCTCAAAACGACCCGACAGAACTCCAAAACCAAATTGTGAATATGACTAAAGAATTCACAAGATTCAACAAAGAAAACAATCAAATAGAAATACTTCCTGGAGCGAAAAGACGTATTGAAGAAATTGGTAAGGCAATGGGATTACCTTCAGGTGAACTACAAAAAATGGCGGTAAATGCTGGTATGTTTGAAATGAAGTTAAAACAGATTAAATTCCCAACAGATATTGTTAATAAAGAAGATAGAGAACTTATCGCAACAATGGCTCAAATTAATAAATCAGGCCAAGCGGTTGTTAGAATTGAACAAAAAGATGAAAAAGGAAGAGGTACGGGAGAATATATAGAAAAATTAGTGAGTCAATTAAATACTGATGATGTTAAAGAGTTAGCTGAACAGCAAAAAAGTGATGCTAAGTCAATGGATGAAATTGCAAAAGATCAATTAACAGAATTAAAAAGAATATCATCAGGTATAAATGCTTTTGTTGGGGCTGCAAAATATGGAATTGCAAGTTCTAACGTTGCACAAGAAGGTTATGTTGGAGGATTAAGAATGTTCCAAAATATGATAAATGAAGAATTACCAAGTGAAGGTAAGAAAACGCAAAATTGGAGAACAGGAACAGATAATACTGCTGGTTATGTAAGTGATTTCATGAAAAACGCCGGACTTAGCGATCTAATGGGTACATTTACAACAAAGGCAGGTGAATATTTTGATTTATTAAAATCTCAAATTAGTAGTTTGTTTGGTAGTGGTGGTGTGGACACCCCAAGTCCTAACCAAACTTTAATACAATCATTAAATAATCCGAATTTAAATATTTCATATGAACCAATGACTATCAGTACTGATAATAAATTCAGTGTAGATTTCAAGGTAAGTACGGATGAAAAAATAAGTGCACAGGCGGAACAAGATATAAATAAAGCTGTGTCGGACTATTTTAACGGACCTGACTCAAGAAAAAATATGGAAAATCTACTTATGAGAATTGATCAGATCAGAACATCAAGTGGACAAAAACCGATTTTCAAAAAATGATAAATAAAAAAAGGAGTAAAGGTATTTATATATAAAGTAAAAAAATGCCAGAAAGTGTATTATCATTTGCATCATCATCGTCTTTTAGGGACTTATTAATTGCTAGAAATTTAGCACCCTATCAAGTTCAAGGAGTATTTACTCCCCCACCTGGAAATGCGATATATGAAATTAGTCCGTTAAATGATAGTAACGTAATAGATTCTCCTGACAATTTAATTTCTTCAAATCAATTATCAAATAATTTATACCCATTAAATCAATGGGGACCTGATGGGGGATTCCAAGGTAAATATAGTGTTGGTAATCTAGTCCCTATTCCACCTAACGAAGGTCCATATGAACCAAACGATACTCAATTAGATTTAATAAATGAATTCTACATTGATGCAGCGTATATAACAAACATATATGGTCCCGAAGGTGGTTATAAAGATTTAGTTATAGTTACGGATGTCCAATTGGCGTCCCATTATTATTTACCATATTACGATGGGGTACCAACAAATTATATTCCATCAACGTATAGTCCATATTCTATTTTATTTTCTGATAACCCAAGTGGTGATTTAGGGAATTTATCCCAAGATTCTTACCTTGCTAAAATAGGTGCGGTAGAATTAAAAGGTTATTTTGAAGATAGAATCGCACAAGAGTTAATCCAATTAACTTTAGGTAGTGCGAATTTAAGTAGTTTACAAGACCCTTTTAGTGCATCTATGTTAGCTACGGGTCAACAACCATTCTTCACAAAGAATTGGAAGATTACCGTACCTGAGAATCCACTATTAGCAGCTGTAAGTTTTGCTAATAGATTAACGGGAACATATTTTCCTGTATCATTTATACCTGGTGATTATTTTGATGATCCCGATCCGGTATTTTCACCACAAACAGAAAACGCATTAAATACTGTTAACAATTTAACGGGTGGTGCATTAGGTTCTGTGTTAAATAAGTTCAGAAGTCCTTCGGAGGTATTCATTGCAAACACGGGTAATGGACAACAATCTGTTTTATTTAAGAGTTTAGAATATAACTTATATAGACCTAACTATGACAAACCACCACTACAACAATTTACAAGTGCAATATCCAATTTATTTGGTGTTGGACCTAATGGTGGGGGTGGATACTATGTTGGTAGTGAAGAAGCTGAACCATCACTTATAACTCAACCTGCTAATCAAGTTGCGGTTAATTATCTTGGTGTGCAACAAGGAACATTAGTTTATGGTCCTTCTGAATTAGGGAAACTTTATGAAGGTAACGAAGGTAAGATTAATTTTGGTCTACAAGCGGAATCGTATTCAAATGGTGGAGGTATAAATGGTAAATTAGTATGGACATCACCAAAATATAAAGATAATGCTGGTTTTAAAGTTGGACCGGGAGGTGATCCTAAAATCATTGATGGTGAATTTAATGAAATACAAAATTCATATAATCAAAGTTTATCCACCGATATTGAATTTAGAGGGGGATCAATTTTAGATGAAACCCAAAGAATTATTAACGCGGCTGATAACGTAACAGGTGCGGCTAGATTAAAACACGCAGGTAATGCGATGAACCAAGTTTCTAAAGTATTCAACGATGGATATAAAGAAATGACAAAAGGATCTCAAGTGATTGCTTATTATGATAGTTCAACGGGTGAGGATGTAATTGGAATTGATGGAATAGAAGTTGGTAGAGAATATTGTCGTGTGTTCCAAAAAGATACACCATATTTAACATATGCTGACTTACAGAAAACAGATGGTATTACAACATCTGGTCGTAAATTTAATAATTCCGTTCTTGATAATACGTACAACTTAAATATTGCTCCGTTAAGGAATCCGGGATCAACAAATATTATTGATAGTAAAGTTAAGAAATATATGTTCTCATTAGAGAATTTGGCGTGGAGAACATCAGATCAACCGGGATATACCTACGATGACTTACCAACCTGTGAGAAAGGACCAAATGGAGGTAGAATTATGTGGTTTCCACCGTATGATATTTCATTTAACGAAGATGTAAGGGCATCTTGGAACCCGACTAAATTTTTGGGTAGACCTGAACCGATTTATACTTACGCTAACACAACAAGAAGTGGTAGTTTAAGTTGGAAAATAGTTGTTGATACACCTTCAGCTATGAATACTATAATTGAAAAACAATTAGCAAATAGACCGTCAAAAGAAGTTGATTCAATAATTGATTCATTTTTTGCGGGGTGTGTTAAATATGATATATATGATTTAGCTGCTAAGTTTAATACTATTCCAACTAGTGAGTTATATACCTACCAACAATTATTAAATGAACCAAGATTAACTGAGGAAGAATTAGGATCAATATATTCAAATATTGGTAAGGATAAATCAACTGATATTGGTACAAATGGTAGTGGTAACCCTGGTGGTGGGGATAGTGGTAAACCTGGTCCTGACAATCAAGAAAATGATACTCTAAATACGGATGAAACACAAAAAGTTGATATTGAAAGTATTCAGGAGTTTATTGATTACTCATTTTATTTTGATAATGATTATCCTGAAGGTTACACAACCAACGCAGTTACTGCAAGTCAACCATATGATTATTGGTATAACCAATATCTTTCAGTAAAAGGGACTAAATATATAACTAACCCACCTGAATATGTTTATACAGGTAGTAAAAAATATGAAAATAAAAGTGTTGTTCAAAAGTTCTTTAATGATATTATTATTGGGAATTATCAAACAATTCAAACCGATTTTTTAAATAAATTAAAAGAAATAATTGTAGAAAAAAATGGTACAGTTAAAATTGAATTACAAGGTTCGGCTTCCGCTCCTGCTAAAATTAATTACAATAGAAACTTATCTAAGAGAAGAATAAATTCTGTTTTACAATGGTTTAGATCAAAAACAATTGGAGATAAAACCATATCCGCGTTAGAGGGTGAAGGAAAAATTACATTTATTGAAAATGCTAATGGTGAGGAAATTACGATACCAAAAACAAAAGATGGGGTATATGAATCGGTTACTTGTAGTGAGGACATAAGTTTAACTCCTAATGGTCCCGAAAATTCAACAGCACAATGGTACTCAATACCGGCAATGGCTTGTAGAAGAGTTCGTTTATCAAGATTAGAAGTAAATATACCAACACCAACTACGACCACAACAACTACTGATCCGGCTCAAGGAACTGATAAAACTGATGTAGTAACTACGGATACAACAATTAATAAAGTTGATTTAATACCACCGGGGATTAAACCTGTGAGAAAACCTGATCCAATTAAAAAGCTTAAAGAAGGTATTTCTAAAAAAATATTAAGATACTTATTTAGTGAGTGTGATTATTTTGAGGTTATAAAGGAAAATAACCCTATGGTGTATGATAGTATTAAGGAAAAGATTAAATATTTTAGTCCGGCATTTCACTCAACAACACCTGAAGGTTTAAATGCAAGATTAACATTCTTAAACCAATGTATGAGACCGGGTCAAACAATACCTGTTATTGGACCTGATGGGAGACCAAAACATAATGATGCGTTGAATACATCATTTGGGGCTCCACCTGTATTAGTTTTAAGAATTGGTGACTTCTACCACACTAAAATCATACCAAATAGTATTGGTATTACTTATGATCCGTTAGTGTTTGATATCAACCCTGAAGGTATTGGTGTGCAACCTATGATTGCGAAAGTTTCTTTAAATTTTGATTTTATTGGTGGTAGTGGTTTAGCTGGACCTGTGGAACAATTACAAAATGCATTATCGTTTAATTATTATGCGAATACCGAGATTTATGATGAAAGAGCAATTGCAACTGAGGATACATCAGAGAGAGACGAAAAAGTAGTTGGTAAACTTGTCCCTTCAGCGTCAGCACCTTTAACAGTTGATAACATACCTAACGAAGTTGAAAATAGAGGAGGTCAAACTGTTGGTTCGATTATAAGTACTACTGCGAATGATGATGGAACAGTTGAAACTGGTGAGATTGATTATGACAATCTTATTCGTGAATTATCAACAGGAACAAAAGAATTCTTTTCAACGATATATAATAAGTTAAAAAGTATAAAAGATGTGAGTAATTACGGAATATTACAACTTGTTAATTTAAAAAGAAAATATTTTGATGGGGACATTAGTGAATTTCAAAACGATACCCCATTAAAAATTTATGGGAAACCTGATAATGTTGAAAATTTAGTTAAAAATCTTGTTGATCAGGCAGTAAAAGATTGTAAAGATGATTTATCACCTGTTCTTAGGGAAATTGTTGAACCCAACTCCAATTTTAATAATGCTCAACAAAGACAAATAAGAAACAAAATGGAGGAAATTTTGGGTACGAGAAACGCTGAAATAAATAATGCGGTCATCGGACCAATAAACGAGGCGACAAGTTATCAAGAAAATTTTAACTATACGTTTAGAAAAACAGATGTTGTTATATCAAAATTTGATGGTATACTTTTAGAAACGGGAGAACCTAAAGTTTATTCTTTGACTGGTGACAGTGCGACTACTGTAACAACTAAAATATTAGATGTTTATACAAATCAAGTTGGTAAAACAATAACAGAATTTTTAGATGTTTTATCATCGTATTATATAATGGATTATAAATTACAATATAGTGATACTCAAAATATATGGAATCTACCGGATAGTTGGTCGAAACCATTAGGGACAACAAAAGAAGATCAAAGGTTCTACATGGTAATGTCGGATATAATGTTAGATAATAATAAATACGATACTTTCATTGGTATTTTAACTTCATTGGATAAAATAAAATCATCTGATTCTTTGAAAAAAGAATTAAGAGATAAGTTTGATGTTTATAGAAAGAAATGTGTGGAACAAAGAGCAAATGAGGATAAAGCTTTTGCGGATTATGAATCAAGTCCCGAATACCAAAAGTTCCAAAGTTTTGAAATACTACCCTTTGAGGCTAAAGTAGGTTATACTACAAGTAAAGATGCTCTTGGGTATTCAACAGGAGTAGATAGAATTAAAAATTTATATTCTAAACAGAACTTGAATAAAGATGATAAATACAATGGTAAAGTAAAATTTAATTAAAATGCAATTACAGTATTATAATAGATATAGTCCATTCTTGGTCAACGGAGAACAAACCGTTGTTCCATATATTAATTTACCATCAAAATCATCGGACAAAAGATACATTTATAAAGTTGGTATTTCAAGGTTGGATAAAGTTTCGCAACAACATTATAACTCACCATTTTTTGGTTGGTTAATATTACAAGCAAACCCCCAATATACAGGTTTTGAGTTTAACATACCTGACGGAGCGGTATTGACTATTCCATATCCATTACTAACTTCATTACAAGATTATAAAAACGAATTGGAAAATTATACATTCTATTATGGTAAATAACGGAGAAAATATATTAGTTGAATTTGACTACCAAAACATATCAGTTATTGACCCAAACAAAGTTATTGATGAAGAAGGTAGACCAAAAGAACGTCTTATAGATCACGAAAATCTTGTGTTCTACGCAAATTTAGAATGCTCAGTTCTACCAAGAACAAAGTTAGCGTTGGGTGTTCCTTTAAGTGATTCAGTTAGAACTATTTCGGTTGGTAAGATTAATTTCTTAAATCCTGGTTTTAAAAAATTTTTAGATAATGGATGGACAGACGAATTAACGGGAAAAAACACATTAACAGGACAAGGAGTAAATCAACCAAGACAATCGGTTAGTGTTAGTCCTGACAAACCCGATGATTTTTATTTCAGTCAAAGTTTAGTTTCTAATGGTGTTCCCGGTGCTGTGGATAATGGATTATTGGGTATTACACAAATAAACTATACTTGTGGTTTAGATTTCGTACCTACGATTGATATTACCCTTGAGGATGTTAAAGGTAGATCATTATTTGAGGGGGGTAATAGTTCTCCATATGCTGCGTTTTTCCAATTCCCATATCCATTATTTTATTTAACAATAAAAGGATATTTGGGTAAAGCGGTTAGATTACCATTAATGTTGGAAAAATTTGGTTCATCCTTTGACCCAAGTACGGGTAATTTTAGAGTTAGATTAGAGATGAAGACATATAAGTATACGATTATGTCTCACGTTAGTTTTGGTGCAATGATGGGAACTCCATTGATGTATAAATCAATTGTCTCAACAAAACAAACACAACCAAATAATAGTACAAACAACTCGACATCGGTTGTTAAAACGTTTGCAAGTGAAGGTTACCAAAAAATGAAAGAATTATATTCTGAATATAAGTCCAAAGGATTAATTGATGATAACTTTCCTGAAATAACAATACAACAATTAAAATATAGGTTAGATAGATTCATTAAAAACATTATTGATAGTTTCAAAAAAACTAATTTAAATGTCTTAAATGATTTAAATAATTATTCAACACAATTAACCGAATATGAGGGTTATGTATTTTTCTATACTCCTGATTCTTGGATGAAAACATATTTAGATCAAACAAATGTTTATATCCTTAAAGATAGTGGTGAGTATGTGTATCAATGGAAAAAAGAATATAGAGATGATCCGGCAAAACAAACCGCACCATTAAATGAACTTAATGGGTTAATTAAGAAATTTAATCTTGCTTTTGCAAATAACAAAACTCTTGGTCTTAATCAACCTAATTATATACCTAATAAAATTGACATACAAAGTTGTATTAGCAAGGCAAAGTTTGATGATATTAATATAAATAAAACATATTATATTAGAACAAACAAGGAATTACCTGGAAACCCATCTGAGGTTTCCGCGTTTACAAAAACTTTAAAAGTAGAGTTCCAAAAAAATAAAAATTTTCAATTTGATGGTAAGGGATATTTTTTGGATTTTACTAAAACAATGCAACAAAAATATCAAACAATAAGACAGACAATTGAAGAAGAATTGACTGCTAAATTGGCGGACCAAATGAGTGATACCTCAACAGGTATTGGATTTGCACCGACTATGAGAAATATTCTTGCGGTGTTCTTTGCTCAGGGTGAAGCGTTTTTACGTTTAATGGATGATGTTCATACAAAGGCTTGGAATTTAAGAGAAGACCCATACAGAAAAGATGCTGTCTTTGGAAGCAACTCAACGGTACCAAGTGTTGATATAAAAGGAGATGGGGAACAAAATACTCCAATATATCCTTGGCCACAATTAATTGTTGAGAATACAAGAAATGATGGTGGTGAAAAATATGAATTAAAATATCCTGGTGATCCTGTATTAGCAAGTAAATTAAGAGCGTTTGTTCCTGAAATATGGCCTGAGGTTGAATTTGTTGAAGAGTTTATTAAAGGTTATACAGAAAGAGAATTACCAATACCTGATCCTGAATATACAAATAATGGGTTAACGAGACCAAATAGGTTTAGTTTCAATGCAATTGAGTTCCCAATTACTAATCAAGTTTTTCAAAATACTGAAGAGGTTAAATTTTTCTATGAGATATATGAAAGATTAATGTTGAATTCGTTCTATAGTTTAATAAGTAGAGATTCCTCAAAAATATATAATATGAGTTTTTATTCTGCTGAGGCTGAGGTTACGGATATCATACAAGCTTTAGGTGATGATAATCCATTCTTAACAAAAAAATTAAAAGAGTATAATATTAATTCACAAGTTTATTTAGGTTTCTTGAGACACATCTCCAATCAAGGGGAGGGTCAATCATGGCAAAATTTTATTAGAGGTGAGTTTAATACGACATATATCAAAAATGAAACATTAAACCCGTTTGAACTTTTAGACGGTAAAATATTGGGTAATGAAGTATCTCAACCAAATGTTGGTTTGGAGAATAGCGAATTAGTTGAAAAATATATTGGGATTGATAATGTTCCTGAAAAATATGACATATGTGATTTATATCCATTAACTAATTTGAATTGGGATAAAAATTACTTGGCAAATGGGTCAATATTACAAAATCCAGAATCAACATATAAAACTTCGGATGTATTAAAATATAACCTCAACAATAAATCAATTGTTAATTTTAATGAGGATCAAGTTATAAAACCAATAACCAATTTAAATTATATTGATAGTGTTTTTAATCAAACAGTTGTAAATGACGACCTTAAATTATTTTATCAAAATAGACAAATAAAGAATCAGTTCATAACCGAGGGGAATATATTTTATGGGAATTATAATAACAACTTAATTTCTGATCAAACAACATCTATGTTGAATACCCCCTATTTCATAAACGCAATACAAAAAGGGGTTTATAATTTTAGGTATAATAGCGGTGATCTTTCCCCATATAAATTGGCGGCGTATTTGTTCTTGAATAGTTTACCGTTGGCAACATTAAAAGAAAGATATAAATTAGTTGATGACACGAATAACACAACCAATGAGTTAAGTTATATTATGTCTACAATTAAAAAATTCGGTGCAATTCACAAATTACCATACGCTTGGGTTTTGAAATATGGATCCCTTTGGCATAGATATAAAACTTGGGTTGATACCGGAAATGATATGTTATCTGATGTTTGGCAAGATTTTAACTATTCATACAATTATGATCCTGTTAATAGTGCCACAACAAAAGTTTATAATGTAACACTAAATGGTACGACTCAAGATATTGTATTAGAAGATAATGTAAGTACGACTGTTGGTGTAAACACATTTACCAAAACAATCATTAATAATGGATTTTATCCTAAAACATTAGACGACTTTAACGTCTTTTATCAAGGGAGACAATTATTTGAAACAAACGTTCAGATAATTGGTACGTGTGCGGTTGTTAACGACAATCAATTAGAAGTGTTAACGGTAAACTCAAATGAGATTATTGACGGTATGGTAATTTCTGGTTCAGGATTACAATACAATACCACAATAGTTTCTCAAGTTAGTGGAACAACGGGGGGTGTTGGTAGATATAACATTACACCTAATCAATTACCAAATGGTACTACAGTTGTTCCTAATGTTTTAGGACCAACAATTAACTTTTTTGTAACAAATCCAAATTCAATTGGTTACACAAGTGCGGAAATACAATTGGCGTTAAATACTAAACTTAATATGGTTAAAACCACTAAATCATTAATAAATGAACCAAATGGTTTTGATCCTGTTGCTAATGGTAGGTCATTAAATTTAACTCCTTGGTCTTGTTATGTAAAAACACCTGATGAAACGTTTATTTATCCATTACCATCATTTGGGGGATTAATAAATCAAACCAAAGGCGAATGTTTTAATTCAAATGGTACAATTAAAACTGAGGTTCTTGGTAATTCGGCAATGTATAATGGTTCGGTAAGATTATTTTGGAAAGCACCTAATTATGGTTACTATGATAATAGTAAAGTTGTATCTCCTGAACCTGATAGTTATTTAAAACAAATTTTTAATAGTGGTACAACACAAGAAAACTTCTCAATAAATTCTAATGTTAATGATTATTCTAAATTAGATGAAATGTTTACAACTTTTGATAAAGATGCGTTAGATATTTTAGAGATTGAGTTTTTAAATTTTAGTAGATCTGTATATGATTATGATAGTATCATTACATCTATAAGTGAAAATGAAACTGAGAGTGAAAAATCATATAAAAATTTCCAAATGTTAATGAGAATGATGATGAAGGTAACTAAACCTACATCAACTGTGGATGATACAATTGTTGAGGAAATCCAAAACGCTCAGATTGAATCATTTAAAACATATCTTTCTGGTTTTATGGATTACGAGGTTATTATGAAATATGGTAATCCATCCAACTTTAATAAAAAATTGTTCTACACATTTTCAAATAAATATATACAGGATCCATACACATACCAAGGTTATAAGCAATCATCACCAAATACATTACCAAAAGGAACATTAAGTCCGGTAACATTAGCCCAATCAAAAGCAAGTAATCCACAAACATGGAAGGCGTTGGAAACTTATGTCGGGTTTTCTGAAATCCCTCAATTACAATATAAAAATACGGGATCATATATTACTGACTTTTTTATAGATTTAGATGTTCAGTTTAATGAGAAAAATGTTATTGATTTTGCGCCAATTATAAAAATATATGCGACTCAAAAATTAAATAACCCTAATATTACTAAAAGTCAGTTTTATTCTTTAATGAATGATTATTTGAATAAAAATGAAGATTATATTGATACTGTTCTTGATTTGGAATTAACAAGATTGAGAAATAAATTGCCAAATGTTATTGTAACGCCTGATAGAACAAATGTTAAATCCGATTTACAGGGTGAACAAAGTAGATATGAACTTTGGGACACATTCAAATCAATAAATGATAAATTTATTTCGGGTAATGATTATAAAACAAAAACATTATTTGAGGATATATTATTATTTGATAGAGCAAGCAGAGATGTTGGACAGAGAATATATGCTGATATTTTTAAAGTAAAAGATTTAATAGAATACGCAAAATATAGTAATAGTATGTTAGATATGGTTACGACCATATTAACTGAAAATAATTTTACCTATTTTACATTACCGGCGTACGCTAATTTTTATAACGTACAAGACGCAAGTAAAAACCCAACCCCAAACCCTGAAGGTACTTTAGAATTTGCAAATTCATTGTTCGGGACATTTTTAAGTTTGGATTATAGAGATACTACCTCAAAGTTTTTATGTTTATATGCAAATAAACCTAGTGAACATTTAGCGTTAAATGATAACGTTGATTATCGTTTTAGAGATGATGCTTTTGATTTGAGACGAGCAAGTGATAACCCACTACTTGATAATTTAAATGGTAAAACTGATTGGGATAAGTCGAATAAAGTTGTTGGGTTTAATGTTGATATAGGACCCCAAAACCAACAAATATTCAAGCAGTTTGATATTTCTCAAGATCCTGGTTCACCAACAACAGAATCTTTAGAGGTTTTAAACCAAATGGCTAATTTGAATCGTAATAGAAGTGAATCAACTCAAAGTGTTTCATTATATAATCTTTATAGAAATAGAAGTTATAAATGTAATATTGATATGTTGGGTAATGCTATGATACAACCTATGATGTATTTTAATTTAAGAAATGTTCCAATGTTTAGTGGTCCATATATGATAATGAAAGTATCTCATAGAATAAGTGAAAATGGATTTGATACTGAGTTTGAGGGTCAAAGACAACCATTCTATAGTATTCCGGCTATTGATAAATTTTTACAATCTTTAAATACTAAAATTTTAGAAACAATTAAAGAACAAATTCAAAAAGAGGAATCGGCATTAATTGAATCTGAGGGTAATATACTACAGGAACAAAGTGATATTGTTAATAATGCAAATAATGGTAATGGAACCTTAACGTCTAATCAAAATTGTTCGGATAAATTAAATAGTGCTTACAGTAGTTACACTAATGAAACACCGGTTAAAACAACATTAACATTAACTAAGGCGATTGATATAATAAAAACAGAAATGAGTGCGGCGAACATTACAACAGATAATCAAACAATAATGTTAGCGTTTATATTCTCAATTATGTATATTGACTCATATAAATCCGGTAAGTTTGAATCTTATGGTCACAATTATGGATCAATAAGATTGGATGTATCTTATGGTGGTTCAGCCGCATTAATGGGTAACACTTATTATTGTGTTAATCAAGGAACGACTCAAAATATACCTCTTGTTAATTTTGATACCGACAATTCATTTGTAAGATTTGTTATTTCTAAATTTAAAGAGAAAGTACCGTATATAAAAAATCAACCATTATCTACAGAAAATGAACAAATAAAGGCATTATCAAAAGCATTTATTTTACGTTGGCCGGTAAATCAACCTGATAATGTTTATGATAAAATGACGGAACAAGATAAAAAAACAATTGAAAATAAATTCAGAGAGGCATTTGATATTGTTAAAACAATAAAGTAAAATAATGTTTTTTTCTATTTGTTAGATATTTATAATAAAAAAACTATGAGCACAAAATTAATTTTAGACAACTATCTTGGAAAGAATACAAGAATGTCAGAAAAAGATGCGGGTAACGGATTCAAAGAAGTATGTGATTTAGATACTGGTGATTGTTACACAATAAGAATGAAAGATGGTTTAATTGAACGTGTGGATAATACAATGAATACACATAAAAAAATCCAAGTTGAAACTAAATCGGGGATTAAACAATTATTAAACGGTTAAGATGGCGATAGATAAAAAAATTTTAGAAGAAATCAAAAGACATAATAGTATTAATAATTATATTATGGAACAAGGTGAATTACCACCACCTCCAGCAGAAGCCGCTCCGGCACCTGTTGATGCTGGCGCTGCGGTTCCCCCACCACCTCCGGCACCTGCCGAACCAACACCCCAACCTGTGGATATTGAAAATGATCCTGATGTTGAAGAAGTTGGTAATGAAACTGAGGAGTTAGATATTACAGATTTAGTTGACACACAAAAAACATTTGCGGATAAGCAAGAAGAATATTTTAACAATCTTTTTGATCAATTAAAAAATCTTGAAACTAAATTAGGTGAGATGGATAACTTAGTTAATACTGTTAATAGTTTAGAAACTAAAATTGAAAAAATGAGACCTAAAACACCTGAAGAAAAATTAGAATTGAGAAGTTTAGATTCAGGTCCATTTAATCAAAAATTAAGTCAATTTTTTGACGATAAAATGGATGATATGGAAAAAACAGGAAAAAATGAATACGTATTAACTAGCGATGAAGTTGAGGAATTTTCCCCAAGTGAAATTAAAGGAAGCTTTAGTGAATACGAAAACGAAGACGAAATGATGTGATGTGTGAGGTGTTGAAAGACACCTCATCTTTTTTTAATATACCTTATTGACTACTACTTTTATTTAACTTATACTTACACTGTAAACTTTTAATTAATATATATAATATGGCGACAAACAATGTTTTAGATGCGGTTTTGGCTCAGTACGAGAACTCAAAACAAAGTGGTTCTTCTTCCACTTCAAAAATGTCTCAAGAAGAAAGAATGAAAAAGTATTTCGCGGCAATCCTTAAAGACAGCGAAAAACAAGGACAAAGAAAACTCCGTATTTTACCTACAACTGATGGATCATCTCCTTTTAAGGAAGTATGGTTCCACGAAATTAATGTTGATGGTAAATGGCAGAAATTCTACGATCCGGGAAAAAATGACAACGAACGTTCACCTTTAAATGAGGTTTATGAAGAGTTGATGTCAACAGGTCGTGAATCTGACAAACAATTAGCAACACAATATAAAGCTCGTAAGTTTTACATTGTTAAAGTTATTGACCGTGATCACGAAGAAGATGGTGTTAAATTTTGGAGATTTAAACACAATTACAAACAAGAAGGAATCCTTGATAAAATCATTCCAATTTGGAAAGCAAAAGGTGACGTTACCGATCCTGACAAAGGTCGTGACTTAATCCTTGAACTTACAAAGGCAAAGACACCAAAAGGTGCAACATATACGGTAATTCAAACTGTGATGTATGATGACCCAACACCAACTCATGAGGATCCTGAAACGGCAAACGCTTGGATTAATGACGAATTGACTTGGGAAGACGTTTACTCTAAAAAACCTGTAGAATATCTTGAAGCAATTGCAAGAGGGGAAACTCCTCGTTGGGATACAGATGCGGGTAAATACATCTACTCAAACAGTGACGAATCTGAAGTATCTATGGGTGGATCAACACCAAAATCTAATAATGAAATATCCGATCCTCAGGCTAACGACGAGGAAGATGAGGATTTACCATTCTAAATAATTTATTAACTTTTAATGGGATACTTACTTATTGTGGGTATCCCATTATTTAAAAAATTTTAACAAAATGAATAAGATTTCAGAAAAAATGTATGAGGCATTGACCTTAAAATATCGTTCGGAAATGGCGGAAGCTGAAGCAACATTGTTAGTTTATTTTACAAATCCTGTTGGTATTGGAGAACATCCACAACACATTGAGGAAATGGACAATTTAGTTGAAAAAATGGTTAACGCACAAGATAAAATGAATGCCTTAGAAACATTCCGTAAATATAATTTCAACTAATATGGCAATTAAGAAAACAGATTTTAGTTCATTGAAGAAAAAATTCTCTTCGGATGCAAAATATAAACCACAAAGATTTTTTGATCTTGGTCCTGAATTTTTGGATGCCGTAGGATTACCCGGACCTGCTATTGGTCACCTTAATATGTTATTAGGTCATTCCGATACGGGTAAAACCACCGCACTTATTAAGACTGCGGTTGATGCTCAAAAGAAAAGTATTCTCCCTGTTTTCATTATTACCGAACAAAAATGGTCCTTTGAACACTCAAAAATAATGGGGTTTGAATGTGAGGAAGTGGTTGATGAAGAAACGGGTGAATTAACTTGGGACGGATTCTTCTTGTTTAATAATAACTTTAGTTATATTGAACAAATTACAGATTACATTAACGACCTATTGGATGCACAAGAAAAAGGTGAATTAGATTACTCACTTTGTATTATGTGGGATTCAGTTGGATCAGTTCCTTGTAAAATGACTTACGAGGGTAAAGGAGGTAAACAACACAATGCAAGTGTTTTGGCTGACAAAATTGGTATGGGTATCAACCAACGTATTTCAGGATCTCGTAAGGCAGATTCTAAATATGAAAATACCTTAATCATTGTTAATCAACCTTGGGTAGAATTACCTGACAACCCATTTGGTCAACCTAAGATCAAAGCTAAGGGTGGTGAGGCAATTTGGTTAAACTCTTCTTTGGTATTCTTATTTGGTAATCAAAAAGGTGCTGGAACAACAAAAATTACGGCAACTAAAGACAAGAGAACTGTAAAGTTTGCATCAAGAACAAAAGTATCAGTTATGAAAAATCACATCAACGGACTTGGGTTTGAGGATGGACGAATTATCGTAACACCACACGGATTCTTACCGGGTAAAGACACCACAGAAGAAAAAGCATCAATAGAAAAGTATAAAAAAGAATATGCTGACTATTGGAAAGATATAATCGGAGTTGATGGTGACTTTGATTTGACAACAGAAAAAGAAGAAGTAGAGTAGTAACAATTAAAGTAAAACAAAATGTCAAAAACCTTATTGGTTGACGGTAACAATTTATTAAAAATAGGATTTCACGGAGCACGTGATCTTTTTAACAAAGGTGAACACGTAGGTGGTATTTGGCACTTTTTAAATACGTTACGGAAATTCTTAGAAGAAACAAACTTCAATAAAGTAGTTGTATTTTGGGATAGTAAAACAAGCTCATCACAGAGAAGAATATTATACCCAAAATACAAACTCAATCGTAATCCTTTAGAAAACGAAAGTAAGGAAGAATCCTTTAATAATCAGAAACAAAGAGTTAAACAATATCTTGAAGAGATGTTTGTGAGACAATTAGAGACGGAAAATTCGGAAGCCGATGATCTTATTGCCCACTACTGTAAAGTATCTCCAGAAGAAGAAAAAACGATATTCTCAAGTGATAGAGATTTAACTCAGTTGATATCTGAAAAGGTATCTATTTATTCCCCCCAAGCAAAACGATATTATAAATTCGGAGACAAAATTAAACTTAAAGATTATGAGTTTCCACATAATAATATTAAAACTGTTAAGATCTTAACGGGGGACAGTTCAGACAACATTGATGGTATCTTTTATCTTGGTGAGAAAACTTTAGTTAAGTTTTTTCCTGAGATACTTGATTCAGAGGTTTCTTTTACCGATATTTTAACAAAAGGTGAGGAATTACTGAAAGAGAATAAAGATGTTGTTGTCTTACAGAATTTACTCAGTGGGAAAACAAAGGAGGGGATATTTGGTGATGAATTCTTTGTAGTAAATGAAAAGATCGTTGATTTATCCACCCCTTTGATTTCTGAGGAAGGAAAAGAATTAGTTGAAATGTACCAATCAGAGTCGATGGATCCCGACGGGAGAGGACATAGAAACTTAATTAGAATGATGATGGAAGATGGATTCTTCAAATACCTCCCAAAAGGAGATGATAATTGGGTTAATTTTTTAAAACCATTCTTGAAATTATCAAGAAAAGAAAAAACAAAATTTAGAAACAAAAAGTAAAAACAAAATTATGAGAGATCAAGATGTAACAAAAGTAGAGTTCTTGTTAATGTGTAATGATAATATCGTAGTACAACGATTTTTTAATGTGAAAGGTTTTAATAGAAACGCTCACAAATCTGAAGAGTTTTATGACTATATCCGTAGTTTTACACAAAAACTTCAGAACAGTTTAAAGATGAGAAGTATTGTCTATATGTTAGACAATCAATATGAAATTGGGGAGAATCCTGAAATGTTAAATACGTCAATTACGGACGGTCCTGAAAATTTTAATGTATATATTAAGGTTGGGGATATGACAATTTGTCAGAGAACTTTTGACGCTAAACTATACCCACCAAAGGTAAGATACACCGTAGACCTACGCCCGCAACTAAAAGGCATACTAAGTGACCTGACTGACATTTTTTCAGGTAAAAATTTTAATTTTTATTATCCCGAATTTATCCAAAACTAATAGTATTTATCTTTACTAACAGAAGGAAAATTATATGGCGACAAACAAAAATTTTGAGTATTTGGGGAATGTATTCCAATTACAATTATTAAATCAAATGGTCCTAGACAAGGACTTTTCACACTCAATTATTGATGTGATTGAGAACAATTATTTTGAGAATAAATACTTTAAAATAATTGTACAAATGATTAGAGAGTATTATTCAAAATACAATCATACTCCATCATTTGAAACATTAGAACAGATTACAAAATCTGAATTACAACAAGAAATAGCATCCAAAGTTGTGTTGGACACAATCAAGAAAATTAAGGATGCACCTATTGACGGAGTAGATTTCGTTCAAGAGAAGGCTTTAAAATTTTGTAAACAACAAGAGTTACAAAAGGTAATGAATAAGGCACAAAAGATCATTGATGGTGGTGAATTTGAAAACTACGATGCTCTTGAAGAAATGGTTAGAGGCGCATTACAAGTTGGAGAAAAAGACACAAGTATCTTAAACGTTTTTTCTAACATTGATCAAGTGTTAGATGACGATTATAGACACCCAATTCCAATGGGTATACCAGGGATTGACCGACTAATGAAAGGTGGATTGGCTAAAGGTGAAATTGGTGTGATTTTAGCGCCAACAGGTGTGGGTAAATCAACGGTATTAACCAAGATTGCGAACCACGCATTTAACTTAGGAAATAATGTGTTACAGATCTTTTTTGAGGACAATCCAAAGGTAATTCAAAGAAAACACTATACACTTTGGACAAAGATTCATCCTGACGAATTGTCAGAAAAAAGAGATGAGGTTGTTACAAGAGTTAAGGAGATTGAAGATACAATGGTAAACAAGTTGATCATGAAAAAATTACCATCAGATACCGTAACTATGTTACAAATTAAAAATCAAATTAGAAAGATGATTGCCGATGGGATGAAAATTGATATGGTGTTACTTGATTATATTGATTGTGTTGTTCCTGATAAAAATTTAGGTGATGAATGGAAGAGTGAAGGGTCTGTAATGAGAGCATTTGAGGCAATGTGTCACGAACTAAATTTGGTTGGGTGGACCGCAACACAAGGTAATAGAAGTTCTATCTCCTCTGAGGTTGTAACAACGGATCAGATGGGTGGATCTATTAAGAAAGCACAAGTTGGACACGTTATCATTTCCGTGGCTAAAAGTTTACAA